TGGACTCAGAGGCGGATTGTTGGGGTTGTTCAATTTTCTTCTCCAAGATAGGGGCAACTAAATATTCTGGGCAAGTCTGGGTAAACAAACACCGAGGCTTTTGGCACTCAGGTAAATTGAACTTGTCGGGGTTTTGGCAGGTGTATCGGTATCTGTCCTCGCATCCGACTAGCGCCATCAGGATTAGTATTGGTAGGAGTCTCACGCTTTACCTCTTTCAGTTGTTCTTCAAGTTTCTGTTTCAGTTGCTCAGTTTTCTTTCTGTCTGCCTTCATTTGCTCAGAGAGAATTTTGTTATCGAGATAGATAAAGGCAACGGCAGGGAGTGCGATAAAACTAACTGTGGCGAATAAGACCATCCCCCAAAAGTAGATTTTTGCATCGTACTCTGCGATATTAGCCATACAAACACCCAAAAGATAATGATTAGCCCAAGCGTTACCCAATGCGGAACACAGCGGTCAACCCTGTCATTCTCCGTCTTAATTTGGTCTATGCGCCTCTGCTTTTCGTTTCTTCTGTCCCTTTCCCTAGCTTTCTTTTGTTCATCAAGAATTTTAGAGTACATCGCTTTATAACGACTGTACAAAGGCCCAAGTTGAGCAGGAGCCTCGTTCATCAACTCCCTCAGTTCCGCACCACACTTGACTAACTTTGTCTCAATCGAGATAAGTTCCAATGCGCCAATGTTATTGTCTCCATGTGACGAACTAAAGACCTTTCTTTCTAAATCCTCTTTATAGGCTACCAAATAGGCTTGCGCTTTAAAGAAGTCTCCAACATGGCGAATAAATTGGTCGATTACAGCATCTTCATCAGGGATGTAATCAACATATTCATCTTTTACTTTCTTCTTCGGTTCTTCAGCCTTGACAACAACGCTAGGCTGTTTATCCTTCGGTAAGAAAAGCCCTTGAATCCAAGACCAAAAGCCAGAAACTTCCTTTGCAATCTCTTTAGCATCAGAAATCCCCTTCTTTATTCGCTGAATCTCTGCTTTGCCCTGTGACAACATTTCGCAACAAGAGCGTATGCCCTTGAGTGCGCTTGACAGCATGAGCATTGCAGAAATCGGGTCAATATCAAATCCCCAGAAGTTTCTTAAAAAACTCAGCCCCGACACCAGGCCCGAGCAGTACAACAGCCATCACCGCATAAAGCAGATATTCAATTTTTGTCATGCGCTTGTCGCCATTCTCTAGAGCCTTGTTAATAGACTCATAACGCATCGCACACACTTCCTCATGCGTAGACAGACGAGCGTCTGTTGCGTCAATAGTTCCCATTATTCACCCCAAGGCAATCCGTTAGAGATCACAGGGGCCTTTTGAGCCTCAATCTGAGCCTCTAGAGCAGCTTCCACAGCTTCTTTGTCTACCTTAGTCCACAACCAACCAAGGACTGTTTCTTCAGTCAGGGTGTCGTAGTTCACAAATGAGTCACCATCGCGCTCTAGGGCTTGTGTGTTGTAAACACCTGCGCTGTAAGGCTTCTCAGGGTCGTTGCTAGCCTCAGTTGCGTAAGCAGTCCAATGAACACAATACACCAATCCGTCAGCGGTGTATCTGTCAAGGTTTACGATCTTCCAAGTTATTGCTGTCATGCTTGCTCCAAGGCTGTAATACGGGCTGTCAATGTTTCAATGATGGCTTGTTGTTCTTGGATGCACTTCATCAGCGCGTACTGCAAATCAGTTTGGTAGATCGACAGTCGCATCTTTGGTTCTTCGTCTTTACCAGCCCAATTGCTTTCCATCACCAACTCAGGCGCAACTGCTTGCACATCTTGAGCAACAACACCCAATGTCAAGCCACCATCTTCTTCAAGATTCTGGTCGATGTAGTTGTATGTTTGAACTGGAATAGCGCAGATTTTTGCTAGGTAATCACCTGCTGGTGAAAAGTTGGTTTTTTCTCTACGATCAGAAAGGTTGACGTTGTTAGCAGAGTAGTTTGCTAAACCACCATTTGAACGAATTGTTGCTCTTTGGCCTGCTGAGTCATAACATTCTAAAAACCCAGATACAGTTGAGTTTGGAGATAAAGACGGGTAGTTGACCAGTAAACCATAAGGTGTGGCGTTAGTATTTCTAATGCGAACAATGTCATCACTAGAAGACCCTTCCACAATCATTCTTGCATTATTTGTTGTTGCCGTAGCCCCCACCAGCAAGTTACCGCTGGAGTCGATACGGGCGCGTTCGTTAGCGCCGCCATCTGTTTGGCTTGTATAAAACAAGAAAGAGCCATCTGTTGTTGAGTTTGCTCCAGTAGCAAAGAAACGTGTTTCACCCCCGTTGTTATCCACAACAAAAGAGTTTGCAACATAAGGCAGAACACCCCAACCAGCGCCACTAATGTTTAAACCAGCAGTTCCAGCTATGCCACCAGAAACAGCTAACTTTGTAGTAGGACTTGTAGTACCAACACCCAAATTCCCACTAGCATCAAGCGTCATTGCTTGGGTGAAGGTGATGGCGTTACCTGCTGTGCCTGAGGGGGCTACATACCATTTATGGTAGTTTCCTACAACTTGATACCATCCTGCTGTGCCGGTATATTTGTAGATGCTGTTAGTACCATCAAAATATGAGTTAGCCCATAATTCAACTCCGTTTGCAGAAGTTTGAAAAGCAAGTGCGCCTTGATTGTTACTGTCGCCCCCCTCAATAACTTTGTAATAACTTCCACTCCAAGCACTAGGCGTAACACCTAAACCTAAGTTGCCAGCACTATCAACCCTAGCTCTCTCAGTTCCACCAGTAGTGATGCCAACAGTATCAGCAGCAGGGAAGAAGATACCTGTGTTGGTGTCTCCATTCGCTGTAATAGAAGGAGCTGAGGCAGAACCAGCAGGGTGAATGTAAACATCCTGCCCGCCGCTTTGCCATGTCTTTAACTGAGCCATCAATGTGCGAATGGCATCGTTAATGCCTGAAGGAGCGCAACCCTCGTCTATGTTAATGCCAGCAATGTCCGTATTTGAGTTTGCGGTACTGCTGTAATCGCTGATTTTGTCTTTTGCCATGATTTTCCTTTAGTCGTAGATTGGAAGCATCCGATTAACCTCAATTCGATATGGCTCTGTATCTGGAGCAATATTGAGTAGGTTAGGAGTCGCCGCATATTTCAGCATTGGCTCAATAGGATTAGCTAAATAATTCATCATTGGGTCAGTAATATTCAAACCCTCGTAGAAGTTCTGAACTCTTGGCGATAAGTACGCTTTAGACGCAATTGCAGGGCCAGCAAGACCCGCAGCAGTAGCCGCCAATGGAACACCAACAGCAGTAGAACCAGCCGCTATACCAGCCAATTTAGCAGGGCCAGAAGTCAACATATTTATCATCGCTGAACGCTCAGAAGTTCCAGAAGTAGGAACTTTAGCCTTTAGCGCAGATTGTGCAACATCAGCCAAATCAACCAAGTTCTGTGATTGGTCTTTGCCAAAGATTTGCTCAAATGTCATCGGAGTCTTTTCATTAGACTTAATCACATTCTTTCCGAACTTTGTAATATCCAAATCACCAGCAGGATTCAAAGAACTCAAACGAATGTCAGACAAAACAGCTTGAGCCAAAGATTGTTTCTGAGCATCATCCATTAAAGGAAGAATTGTGTCAGATAAACGATTTGTGTTTGATACTATTGTGTTAACAACAGTCTTATCGTTTGACTTAGCAAATCTGTCGTTCAAGTCTCGTGCATTACCATAGCTTGCTCGTAAATCTTTGAGCATCTTGGCATCGTCTGTCAAACCTTCAGCTTTGAAAGTTGTGTCACGAGCATTATCTAAGGCATCACGCAAAGACCTAAAGGCTTCACCAATCTTTGTGCCTTTGTTCTTAAATGCCAAATCACCAAACAATTGGCGTTGGTCTTGATAGTCAGCGCCAGGCAAAACGCCTTTCTGTGCATAACCTTGATATGAGAATTCAGGCTCACCAGAATCAATCAAATTCTGACGAACTTTGTCAGCAAAAGCCTTAAAGTTTGGATTGTCTGGTTTCATACCAGTTTGTGACATTGCATCAGCAACTTTCACATCCAAATCTTTATTCTTTGCGCCAAAGTAGAACTGCTCGAAACTCTCAAACAAAGGCTCTCTACGCATTGCAGGTGGCAAAGACTTGAGAAGTTCTCTAGCCTTCATTACACCTTCTTGGAATGATGGAACTTTATCCAACTCAATGTCGGTCTTAGAAGCAATCTCACGAATCTGTTGACCAATAGAATCTAGGTTTTTCTGTGCAGCAGTCTTAACAGCAGAAGCACCCGAGGCGTAAGCAACAGACGGGTCACGAGGCATCCCACCAAACATATCAGCAATCTGGTTAAAGATGTTTTCAGCCAAATCAGATTGAGCCGCATATCTGCGAGTAAACTGACCCGCAGAGCCTGGCAATGTTGAAGCCGCAGCCTCAAAGATTTGCGCTGTTTTGCTTGTTCCAGCTTGTGCAGGAGTTAACGCTGTTTCGCCTTCAAAGCCTAAACCTTGTGCTTTTGCGGAAACTTCAGCGGCTCGTTTCTCAGCATTTGTCATGGCTCGTTTAACTCTGTCAGCACCTGCCATAGAAGCACCGCCAACAGCCACACCGCCAGCCATACCAGCCAAAGTAGCGCCAACATCACCAAGATAAGGCTGTGCTGTTTCTGCGGCTAATTGGCTTGCACCACCAGCAGGAACGGAAACACCCAACTGAGCAATTGGTCGCTCTGCCATTTGTCCAGCAATCGCTCGACCAACAGGAGTGGCGGCACTTGTTGCCATTTTCATAAGGCCAGGCAATTGGGCGGCAGTACCACCAAGAGCGCCAACACCAGTTTCAACCATTCTTTGACCTGTTGTCTCAGGCTTGGCAACACCAGCACGAGTTAACAAATCCTGAATCATTTGCGATGGGGGAGTAACACGACCAAGCTCTCTGCCAGAAACAGCCTCTCCACCTGCGGCGATTGCGTTGATAACTGACGATAAAACATCACCAGCAGGAACGGCCAAAGAACCTGCCAACATACCAACAGGACCAAAAGGCGCACCCATAGCAGCTCCAACCATAGGAGCCGCCATACCACGAGTAACTGCACCAGCATATTGCGTCAAAGCCGATTTAGGCAATATCTTTGCAGCCATTCCTTCACCGAATTTAGCGTCAAATCGAGCCGCCAGTTCAGGATGTGCTTTTAGATAGTCTATTTGTTCTTGCGTTGGTTTTGCCATGACTATCCTTTAGAAAGGTGCATTTTGTTCAGCATACGGGTCAGGTGGTGGAACAAATTGGAATCCACGCATCGACTTCTTATTTTGGTAGAAGTAATTTTCTGCTTGGTCAGCATAGGCTCTAGCCTTCTTACCCAAATAATCAATATCTTTGAGAGCCTCTTGTTTGGCTTTAAGAGCGACTTTAGGATTTGCCAAGTCACCAACAGCTTTGTCGTAACGCTTTGCATCAGCGTCTGAAGTTGGGCCACCGAATTTAGGAGCCTGAACAGCCAAAGTCTGAGAAAGTGTTGCCAATCTGTCATTAGCGTCTTTTGCTTCTGAACCGATACCAATAGCTCCAGCAACTCCCTTAATACCTGCTTCAATAGGGCCACCATACGCTTGAGTAAGCAAAGGAGCCGCACGAACCGCAAGGCTTGCGTTTGCTTCAGCTTTCTTAGCCTCATCACGAGCCGCTGTGATAGCGTCAAACTCTTTCCTCTGAGAATAAGAGAATTGTTCAGGTTTATTTTCTTCTGCTTGCTTACGCAAATCAGCCAATGTCGCTTGAGTTGCAGCGTTTTGACCAGCAATCCCTTGCATAAACTCACGATTAGACGCTAAAGCTGCTTGACTTTGTTGGAATTGTTGAGCAGATTGAACACGAGCGCCTAAGTCAGCCAAACGCTTGTCAGCAGTTTCTTGGTCAATCAAACCTTTGGCGTAGCTCTGTTGATAGTTGGCGGCAACTTGACGCAAAGCAGGCGGAACACTTGTGTCATTTGCATAAACAGAGAATGGGTTTTCCATTCCTTGCGTACCACCAGTAAATCCAGCCTTACGCAAATCAGGAACTAACTTTGACATTGCCGTTAATGTCTCTAAAGGATTAGATGACATAGAAGTTAACGCCAAAAGTTTGTTTGTGTCAACATTGATTGTTCTTTGCGCTGGAGTTATGCCACCGCCAGGCATCAAATTACCCTCATCGTCACGGATAACGCCTTCAGTTGGCTTGCCGTACATTGTGAGTTGCTCTGGCGTTTGAGTAACTTGGAAAATCTGCGGAAACATCTCACGCATACGCTGAGATTCATTCAACTTACGCATTTGTTCGCCAAGTTGCAGACCAACCATCTTTTCTTGCAATCCTTGGTTCAAAGCCTGACGATAAGCCTGTTGACCTTGTTGCAGACCTTGAGCGATAGCCAAAGCGCCACCGCCAGGCGTACGGCTAGGCGCACCCGCTTGAAGCAACGCCATTGCTGTGTTCAGAGTTCCTTGCTCTTGAGCCTGTTGGCGTAAGCGAGAAAGCTCATCTTCACCCAACAAGCCACCATAGTAGCTTGGGGTTTGTCCAAAAAGTGAATCTAATAATGCCATGATTTTCTCTTTATGGAATTACTGGGCCAACAAATGTTGGAGAACCTGGGGTGAATTGGTCTCCACCAGTTAACCAGTTATATCCTTTTTGGATATACGGAGAACCTTTGTCAAGTAACTGAAGGCCAAGTAAAGTTGTTCCAAAGTTTGTAGCTGTTGGATTAGTGTAGAAAGGAGTTTGCTGAGTTGAGGTTTGACCCTTAGGAATCAAACCGATATTTGACAGGTAGGTTTGTAGTTGTGCTTGTGGCAGATTCTGCTCGTAAGCAAACTTCTCTTTAGCCGCTTGCAACGCTTGCTGTTGATAGCCTTCACCGAACTGACCTGCTGCCAGCATCTTGTTAATGTCTGCGTAATCAGCTTGAGCCAATTCAGGAGCCATTGAGGTTGCTTGTTGCTGACGAGCACGCTCTTGAGCGTAATTCTGATAAGCCAATTGTCCTGCTGTACCTGTCAGGCTATTTGCCAAAGTGTTAGCCGCTTGATTCTGAAGGTTTGTCATTGCACCAGAGCCGTAACGACCTGCCTTTGAAGCGGCTGAAGTTACATCGCCAATCGCCTTGTTAAAAGCGCTTGTAGCGGCTTGTGCAGCAGGTTGGAAAGCACCCTGAAAGAAAGGATTTCCACCAAGATAATCGCCCTGAATCGTTCCGTAGAGTTGATTCTGTGCAGCACCAGTTAAAGGACTACCAGCGGCGGCTCGGGCTTGAAGTGCCTGCAAACCTGTCTGAGTAGCCTCTGATGGGCCGACATAACCCTGACCTGTGAAGAACTGAGGGCCACCAGCTTGGTAAAGGCGCTGAGATTCTTCTAAGCCGTACTTTAGAAACGGCTGAACGGTTGGGTCAATCTGTGTTGTGGATGATGTTGTTGCGGTTTCGACTGCCATAAAAGCACCTTTCTTTCAAGGGACTCCGAGGCGGGTCATCCACGGAGCCAATTATATACACTAGCCTACCAAAATGTAAGCATAAGTTTTGTCGGAAGTTGAGTTTGCAAAGTGGGTTAAGGTCGCACTTCCCTTAGTCTGGGCGCTTGCGTAAACCCCGTAATCCCCTGCGGCATTTGTCCCATTTGACGAGGCAAAGTTCACAGTCACAATCGCAGAAGGCGTTGCGGGTCTTGTTGGGCTTGTCTGGGCTGGAAGCTGCTGGATAGAAACCGCTGTGCTAGTTGTTCGCCACATGATTTCCACATAGTCATTTGCGTTCAATTCCACCCAAAAGTTCAGGGCGGCAATCAAATGCCCATCGGTTCCACCATGAGAGTTAGGGATACAAAACCGACTATTTGAGTTTGAAATGTTTGTGCCATTCTTCCTGAACCAAATATCTATATCGTGAATCTGTGAGTCAGTATTAACGATTTGCAGTCTAAATTGGACATTGTAGATTCCGTAACTTTTAACAGTCAGTCTTGAGTTACTGACAACAGAAATCCCATGAGAAAAGTCTGTGGTGTTGAAAGTTACCGCATAAGCTGCCGTAGTCGATGCCGCTGTTTGGTTTGTGGAATCCTGAAAAGCCCCGTAAGGAGTCGAGTCAGTAAAAGCAGCAGACGAAAACGGAATCAGAATAATCTTTGTCGTTGGGCTGATTCGCTCGTCAGTCAAAGTTGTGGTCGTGGCGTTTCCCGTGGCAAGCGTCACAGTTCCGTGATTGTTCGTCTTGCCATTCATAATCCCGTTGACTATCTCAGAGATAGCCCTCGGGTCTGAACCGAATATCGGAAGAAGCCTAAACATTATCGAGACCCCATTGGGATAACTTCAACATCTACCGCCACAGCCATTTTCCAGTTGTCACCAGTAGGCTTAATTCGCAGTCGGTGGTATCTTCCAGCACCCCTCATAGAAACACGATTGTCAGAGTCAGCCGCCACATCGCTTCCGTAAGTGACATTCTCGTTTAGGAGAAGTCGAGAAGCCAAGGCAACAGTTGCCGAACCATTGTCAACTTGAGGTTTGGCAAGGTTAACCATCGCCATTCCACCTGTGGAAATGTCACCTGTCTCCAAAACAGCAGACTTTGGCAACCCGTTAAAAGTAATGACTTTAGTCCCGTCAGTTCCACCTAAGAAGAACTTTCCACCAGCATAAAGTGGCGAATCCATTGGGGTAGGCAGAGCGTCTAAAGAGGCGCTCACGCTATCCAATTGCTCCAAAGTCACCGAGGCGGTTGAGGCATCAGAAATATAGTCAGCGGTAGCGTCTAAGTGGCTCCACTTCTTAGTCACGATGTTGTAAACCATCATCTTACGAACTGCAAACTTATTCTTGTAGTTCCAGATAACGAGTTTACGGATAGGGTCAGCCGCAGAGGACATTGTGGATAAGTCTAAATCAGCATCCTCAAAAAAGAAACGGTCTACCTTTTCAGCACCAATTGGCACGACTTGCTGGCCATCGCAGACATAAAAACCATCGTCAGATAAAAAGAAAGTCAATGCGTCATATTGACAGATTGAGCCTTCAGCCACGCAACCCTTACCACGGGAAATGTTGTCAAACTGGAATACGAAAGGCGTTCCGACATAAGTCATGCGGTAAATGCCTTTTTCCATCAGGATGAGGCCGTATTCACCGCCACGGATACCTTTAATATGTCCACCATCTGCCAGTTCTTGAGAATCTGATTGCGTGGTTTGGCTTGCTGTCCAACTAGACTCAGCGTTAATGCCAGACCATTGAACCTTAAACGGCTTAGTAGTTGAGGATTCTTGCAAGTGAGCAACCACTACAAAGTCACGAACCACAGTAATGAACTTAGCGACAGGCGCATCATCGGAGAGATTCTTAAACGAAGTCCCGCCATCAGCGTTTAAATACTGCAATCTTTCGGAGAAGTTTGTTCCGATAACCAGACTGCCGAACTTGGTAAACCTGAAAAGCGTACTGGCAGGAGTGCTATACCCGTTCACAGTATGAGAAACCTGCACATTACCGCTTGTGGTCGCTGAAGTGGTCGTAACCGTAAAAGTATCGGCATCCACCTTGGTTACAGTAAATTGACCATCTGCGGCTGTTCCACTTGTGAAGTTCAGATAAGCAGAATCCCCCGTCTTAAAGCCGTGAGCCGTAGCTGTCACAGTTAAAGTCGTGCTTCCGCTTTGTGAGTAAGTACCTGTCTGATACCAAGCCTGTGTAAGCGCACCAACAGAATCCACAGAATAGATTTTTGTCAGACCCGCAGCGTAGAGTTTTGCAGTACCAGATTGATTCTTGACATACACAAGAGAAGTCAGATTCTCAGCGGCAGCGGCAGAGAAATCAGCCTCTTGAGGAAAAGGAGCGTAACCAGTAGATGTGGGATAACAATTCGATGCAACAGTAATCCCACCGATTAGACCAGGCTGGTCGGGTAGCCATTCACCCATTGCGATTCTTTGCATATCATTGCCTTAACCAAGTGTTGTTATTTTGCGACACTTCAGACCATGTGTTTGAGTTGGCTGAAACATCCGACCATGTGTTATCGCTTACGCTAATTTGTGTCCATGTGTTGTTATTTTGCGACACATCATCCCAAGTATTGTCGCCAATAGAGATGTCAGACCAATTATCGCCCAGACGCACCCCATTGCAAGTAACAGTAGACTCGCCAGAAATACTCGCAGAAAAGTCAAATATTCCATAAGCATTAGCCTCGACTGTTGCTTCACAAGAGATTTGGGCTGTTCCATCAGCAATCACGCCACCCAAGGCGCTTACTGTTGCGGTTCCAGTTATTGACCCAACAGCCTCACGGACTCGGATAGCCTCTGCGGTCATAGTAGCCGCAGCAGATATATCCGCACTTCCGCTAGCCACAATGCCACCCAAACAGGTAACAGTAGCGTCAGCAGAAATAGCGGCATCACCGAATTGAACTCTGATGCCTTGAGCCGTTGCAGTAGCTGACGCATCAACCGCACCAGAGCCGAACTGAACTCTTGTTCCAGCCGCTGTTACTGTGGCAGAAGCGTCAACAGAACCAGAAGCAAACTGAACCCTCGTTGCATCGCATGAAACGGCGCTAGAAGCCGATATATCACCTGCGGCATACTGAACTCTAGTCCCGTCACACGAGGCGCTTGCAGAGGCTGTAATCGAGGCGGCGGCTAACTGAACTCTTGTCCCTGTTGCGGAAACAGTAGCTGTTCCATTAACTGAACCAGACGCATCCCACAAAGTTACCGAGGTTGTATAGAGTGAACTATCTAACGACAGGGTAAGTTGGTCAATACTCGCTTTTAAGTTGTCAAGCGAGTCAATTGACCAAGGTGGGAGCAGGTCAGCCATTACGCCAATGTAACGCTCAGAGAACCAGAGGCAATCTTGAACACATCACCCGTAGCGATGGTTTTAGAAGCATCTAGGGCTGTGTGGAAAAGCAAGTTTCCAGAGGTCGATGCGTCACGAATACCGATGTGGGTAATCGTTCCCCATGAGCCACCAGCTTGAGGGAATTCAACAGCGGCTGAGTTTGTCGACACTCCGTTAGAAGGAGCGCCGAAAGTCACAGCCTGACGAGCGTATGAAGTGCCAGAGCACTCAGTACCTGAATCAGCATCAGTAGGGTCACTTGTGTAAAGAGCCACATAAACAGTCGTTGGGCTTGTGTAGCTCGTATTGCGTAGAACTGCATTAATCAATGCGTTTTCTAAATGATTACTCATTTCAGACATATAAATTCTCCAATCTATTTCCTTTGCTTCGATTCTCAAAGCGGGTTGTTACTCTCATATTCCAAGCAACGTGTAAACCACATATTTCACTATTTACAAGCGGAATTATGTGATCTACTTCATGCTCAACACCTGTTTCAATTGTAAGTTTTTTAGCAAGAGAATAGAATTTTTCTATGTCATTCTTTTGTTGCTCACTCAACCATTTTGGACAAGCATTTCTTTTATGCGCTCTGCGTTTTGCTTGATTGCTCGCATGAATATCTTTATGACGCTCAAACCAGCGCTTTGATCTTTCTTTAACTTTTTCTGGGTTTTCTAAGTCCCATAATCTAGCTCTAAGTGCAATTTTTTCTGAATTTTCTTTGTAGTACTTTTTAAATAGTTCTTTAGCTTTTGCTTTTTCTAATTCTTTATTATCTAAATACCACAATCTTTTCTTTTCTTTTTTGCAATCATTACACCAAGAGTGAAATCTTGTTTTTAACCAAGCAAAGTTTTGTTCTGTTGATTTAACAACATTACATGAGGCGCATTTTTTTTCTGTGATGCGCTCCATGATTTACCTCGTTGCGAAAGACATTGAAAGAGGAACACCCGAATATTGAGAACTCTCATCGGATGTGGAAAGTGTAGAGATTGCTCTGTCGTACAAAGAACCCCATGTTTGGATACGAGCATCATTCATCAAATAAGGCTCGGCCTCTAACAACGAGGCGTAAAGTAACGCATCAGGCGCATTTGCCATGAACACATTACTTGAATTTGAGTCACTCATAAATGTTGGCGCTGCGTAGTAAAGCAGTTCCAATGTATAAGTGGAGTCAGGCACAGGAGCCAACTTAAACTCTGAAGCCAAGACTGTGTAATCTAATGGCTTTCCACTCTGAGTTGTCTTAGTGTTTCGACTAAAAATAGCAGGGCTAGAGAAAGTCAAAGGCTGAATCGGATTGGTAGAAACATAAAAGTCTCTAACCTCTAGAAAGTCGCTTGGTAGCTCAACAGTCGAATCACCGCCTGTCGTGGTAGTTGTGACAGATTTCAACATTTGTCTGATTCGCAACTCTCTACGCAAGCGTAACTCTGCGAACCGAACGAAATCCTCGATTTGGCTAGTCAAGTCTGTACGAGCCAAGTAAGAGGCAACCTTAGTTTTCAAATCTGAGTAAGTCGCTATGCTCATACATCATCCCAACCATATTCGTAAGTTCCGATATGCCTGATGTGCTTTGAAAGGTCGTGGTCTAAAACAGTCTTAAACCCTTTGTCAAACGCTTTCACACAAAAGTAAATATCTTCCCCAATTGTCCCACCTTTGTCGGTTTGTTCAAACCAAAACCAAGGCTTTTCGACTTTCTGGAACACTTCTTTTCTGATAAGAACCATCCCAAAACCTAAACCCAACACTTGCTCAAGACCCGTCTTGTCCTTGCTCGTCACCTTAACCAAGTCTTTTGTTTCTTGGTCGTAGTCCAAAGCAGTAGGCAAAACAGGGAAACGGCGGGTAGTCGCATTGACCCCAACAATGGGTAACTTACGGGAGAGAAGAATCTGAAGCGCATCCTTCGGGAACCTCATATCTGAGTCAATCCAAAGAATCGCATCCGCACCGTCTTTTAGTGCTTCTTCCGCAAGTCGCTCACGCTGGTTGAATATCAAAGTGCCAGGCACTTGATAAATCATCAACGAGCCACCTTTAGCACATCTTGTCACGCCTTCATAAGCGCAGAGTTTCGCTAGGTCAAAAGCAAACCCTGTCATAACTGTGTCACGGCAGGGTACGCAAATGGCAACTTTCATATCTGTCCTGGTCGAGTTCTGAAGAACCGATTATCAGGGTTATTTAAGAAAGTCCGAAATCTTTTCTCATCCACAACAGCAAAACCTCGCATGATTCCCTGTTTGTTCAAGTCATCAATCACAACATTAGGCAAGCTGGCAATCTTTGTCCATTCACCCCATTTAGCTCGTTCATCAATAGCGTTGAATTGAGCCTTGTTGCTTTCGAGAATCGCAGAAATATCCTGCTTGGTCTCAATAAAGTGATTCCCATCAATGTCGTGGAAATTGGTCTCTTTACCGTTTTGTGTTGCTATGTGGCGCATAGAAGAAGGGGGGTGATTAGCCCCCCGTGTGATTAAGAAGTGGTCAAGTCAGCGGCGATGCCGTGAGCAGCTTCGTTACGCATTTCCAAAGTCAACTCAGCCAAAATCTGAGTTTTCTCTGCGTCACCAGCTTTAGCCAATTCGTTTGTGGCGAATGGGCGCAAGTAAGCAACTGCTGCGTATTCTGGGTCGAGCACCAGAGCGTCACGGGTACGCATGAAGCGGTTAGGAACCACAGACATAGTACCGAAGTCGCTCATGTACACATCAGCCGCACCGATAATGGTGGTAGGCTCATTAGAAGGAGCCATGTAACGCTGTGCTGCGATACCAGCGAAAGCAGAAACGGCTTGCTTCTGGAATGGGCCAACCATCAAAATCTTGGGGTTGCCGCCAGAAGAATAAACCTTCTGAACCACATCCTTCAAGATAGTTTCGGTGAAAGCACGCTGAGTGCCATCAGTACGGGTAGACACACCGATAGTGGTGGGGTCAACACCTGCGGTAGTACCAGACGATTTGTTGGTGTTGGTCTTAATCCAAGATAACATTGCGCCCATGTTACGAGCGTTAGAAGCATCACCAGCAGAACGGCCTTGGTTGGCAGTCAAGATGGTCTCAATGTCACGCTTCAACTCAGCAGAAGCCTTGCTCAATTGGTAGGCTTTTTCGCTCTTACGACCAGCTTTGTCAACAGACTCCAAAGTGCCAGAAATCTTGATAGTTTTCTGAACGATTTGAGTGTAATTGCCCAAACGGGTTGTGGGAGACATGGTAGCGTCAGAAGCGTCAGCACCTTCCACAGCGGCGTTAGCAGTAGTAGCGGCTGACAGGCTGTCAGTTTGCCACTCGTGATAAACGGCGGTAGCTTTGCCACGAGCCAAAGTGTTCAACAAGGGAGTGTCTGTGGGAGAAATGTTATAGATAACATCCGACAAGTCTTCACGATTGCCGATTGATTGGTAGGTTTGATAGGTAGCCATTTCGATTCCTTACAAGAATTTTTCAAAGAGTAAAGCTGCATCACGGACTTTGCCAGATTGACGCAACTTCTGGTGAAGTTTTTTGTTCTGTTCTGCCTCTGCATTTCGAGGAACTGATGTACCTGCCTTTAGCATCTTCGGAGCAGCCTCAACCTTTTTAGCGATTGCGGGTTTATTGCTCTGAAGTTTGGCGTACTTCATTCCCTGATACAAACTCAAAACAGCTCGAGAGTCATACAGATTTGCAAGCTCTTGGTCACTCCAACCGATAGACTTGGCATACTCACGAATATCCTTGCGGATTTGGTCGCCTGTCTTTTGGTCTCCGTAACCAGGAATTAGGCTAGTCAGTTTGTGACTTTCTTCAGCGAGATGTTGCTGTAAACGCTCAGATTGCTCCGCTTGTTGCTGTTGTGCAATGCGTTGCTGTTCTTGTTGCAGAATAGCTAACTGTTTCTCTCGTTGTGCCTGTTCAGCCACCTTCACGGCATAACCGATTGGGTCGACTTCCTTTAGCGCTTCCAAATTTTCACCCTTGTTCTGTTGCTGGAGAAATTGCTCCATCATTTGCAGTCGTTGGGCGTATTGGTCTCTTAATTTTGTCGCTTCCTGAATCTTCGCTCTATCGGCTTCCACCGCTTTGCGTTCTTCAGCAAGTTTCTGGGTTTTCTTAGTGTAATCTGCGCCTAATTGGTAGCCCTCAATAAGCTCGGTCTCAGTTACTTCTCGCTCCTCTCCAGCGGCTTTCACCCTGAATGTACGAGTAGGCTGTTCCTCAGCTTCTTCAGAATCTACCAACTCTGGCTCATCGACCTCAACATATTCCTCTGGCGCTTCCTCAGTTTCGGGTTGGCTCTCGGCTCCCTCTGCTGCATCCATCATCCCAAGAAATGCTGCTGCGGCTGTGTCCACCGTCAGCGTTCCACTACCTTGCGGTGTCGTGTTTTCGCTCATTTGATTCCCAAATTGTCAGCCTAAACGGTAGGCCACCGCCTCGTTAGAGGATTTTCCAGCGCTTTTTAGCTATCTCGCTCGTAGCTGCCATAGATTCAAAATGCGCTATAACCGATTGTAATGCGTTTATTTTCAAATATGCAACCTCTCGTTCATCAATATTGTGAGGCTGAGAATTGACAATAACCGCCAGTTCTGCGTTCTTTAGCTTCTCAATCTCTCCCATGAAAAACTCATCGGAGATTAGATTTTTAGCTCGTTGCGCTTTGTCCAAGGATTGACCCCACAATTTGATTTATGTCCACAGGAGAACCCATTGGGGTCTGCTGTTGACCAGAGGCAAACATTTCATTAAATGTCTGGGCTTGAGGCATATTTTGCCATTGTGTCCCTTGTAAGGAAACGGCAGGGAATAAGTCCTCAAAAGTGACATTCTGCACAGGGCTGTAAGTGTAGGTCGGAGAAGTCCAATCCTCTGGAATCGGCACTTGTGCGAATCCTTGATTGGCAAATGTATTCCCACCGCTTCCAGTTACATCATTCAAACCTAGCGGGTCACCAGTTAAAGCGTTGACCAGAAGGCCAGCCCTTGCCGCATCTAATCCTTGTTTTAATGTTAGACCTTGGGCGGCGGCAGAAGTGGCAAATACTGGAGAGGCTGAACTTGCCAAGTCAATAGCGGCTGCATCCCATGCTGCATTTTGTGCGGCAATTTGTGCGGCGGCAGTTTGTTGAGCCGCAACTTCACTAGCTGTTAATGTTGTTGCTCCAGCGGCAGTACCAGCTTCAGTACCTGCAACAGCAGAACCAGCAGAATCAATCCAAGCGCCTATTTCTGGAGCAAAGTAGTATCCAGCGGCAGCTAATGCGGCTGCTTCAACTGGATTTTCCCACGCCCATTTACCAACTTTTACAGCAGGCTTTAATAGTTCTTTAGATAAATCAATAGTTCCCTGACCAATATCGCCAGCTGTATCTAGCAGATTTGATGGGTTTAGTGGGCTTGATTCCCTAAAGGGATTTAATCTACCTAGTCCTAGTCCCATATTTTCACCCTGGTATTTCTACATTAGAAGTAATCCCTGCACCCACCTTCATGGCTTTCATTTGGGCTTCGGCTAAGAATTCCTCTTGTTTCAATTGGAGTTCTGCGGCAGATTTCTCACGCTCAAACTGGAGTTTGGCGGCCTCTTTCTCACGCATTAACTGAATCTCGGCAGCGGCTTTTTCTCTTGCCAACTGAATGTCAGCTTGAGCCTTGGCTTGTTGAGCCTGAATGTCCGCTTGGGTCTTAGCCATGTATGCCTGCACTTCAGGTGGCATTTGTGGCTGTTGTGGCGGTGGGTTAGAGAGTTGTTGGTCAAGCTCTGGAGTGATGGATTTATAGAACTCAGCAGAATCCTTAAATCCTGCGGCTTCCACCATTCGACCCAGAGTATTTCGATATTGACCCATAGAAACCAGAGGATTAGCTGGCCCCATTGTCTGAAGCACTTGCTCTTGTTTGGCAAGAACCATGTTCAACATTGCCATTTGTTCTTGGCGGTTACCAGCACCGAGGCCGACATTTATATCAACATCGTACTGATTCGACCACTCACGAGGGTCAAACTGGACATATTGACCACGCATCCGAACGATACGGGGCTTATCTTGGTATTTACAGAGCAGGTGCAAAATGCCTTGGAACAGCGACCTAACGCCAGTTTCAGCAAAGATTCTGGCAATCATCTCAATCTTGCCAGCGGCAGACTGTTGCATAGACGCAACAGCAGCGGCGGTCACATTCTGAAGAATAGACGGGTCAAGACCTTGTGAAGCCTCTGTAACACCTGTGCGCTTCTGTTGGATTGAATCCAAATATTGAAGCATCGGGAAGGCTTGAGCCGCCACGGGTTGAACAGCTAATTGCTGAACAGCGCCTTGAGACTTAATGCGAACCACACCACCAGCAGTAGC